TGATTTTACCTGATTTGCCCACCTGCTGTCAAGCATTTCTTTTGCTGCATTGGCATAATCTTTGTTATGAATAGCATTCCACATCTTTTTAAACTTACATAGACGTGGCACACCCATATTAAATGCCATATCCATAAGTACAAGTTGACGTACATTGTCTAGCTTGTCTACGCAAGGGTGCGCACGTACAAGTTCTTCTTCGACAATCTGCACGTCATTCTGTGCTAGATACATAGCATCAGCTTCAGTAATACCCATTGTATGAACAATTGCCATATTAGGAATGTCCATCCAATCAAGTTCTTCTTTAGTAATGCCACGGTCTTCTAGGTTACGTCCGATACCAATAGTATCAATTCCAAGTGTATCTTGATATACCTGAAGGCGTAAACCTTCATGTGAAATTAGTTTCTGTATAAAGTCTTCTCTACGATATTTCATTTTTCATGTCCCAGCCACACCGCAAATGCACCTGTCATTGCCCCCGTGACTACACTCACCAGTGCTGACTGTTGTGTTGTCGGGTCTGGAAGAAGCATGAACCATTCTACTACTCTCCACGCCGATACTGACATCATCAGCATCATAAAGCGGGGCAGTATCTTCCACTTTAGAAATCTTTCCATTGTTAATTCTGCCACGATTAATCCTCGCTTGTTCTTCCGTAGTTCTGTTGTGCATGTCCCACATATGGTACATTATTTCTTTCCAAAGAATTTAGTTGCGCTACGCACTCCAAAAGAAGCGGCAACGATAACTCCCAAGGAATATTGATACCATTCAGGCATTGAGTTGAGTTGTGCAAATCCGTTTGCAACTACTTCTTCCATGCCCGGAATAAATGCCATAATGAGAGGAATACTGAACAAAATGGTAAGCCACTCATCTTTCCACGAAGACTGACTGCCTTTAGCCATTTCCAAATCCCAGTCAATTTCACCAGTAGCTTTTCTTTCCATGACTGTAGCTTCTGCTTTAGCCCTTGCCACTTTGGTTGCAGCTTCTGCTTTAGTTTTTTCAACTTTTCCATCTAACCATGTCCCTGCTAAATTAGCTATTGGCCCAATCAATAAGTTCAACATTAGCCTCTCCGAAACCTTGCTGTTTTCTTTGCAATACCTTTAGGTTGTGCTACATGCTGTTTACCTGCAGCCTTACCTTTTCTCTTAGCCCTAGTTGTAGCAGAGTACTCCGCACTTGTCAAGGACTTTATTGCTTTTTCAGGTAAATATCTTTCTCCTGTTTTTGCAGAAGGCTGGCCTGATTTAGTGCGCCATTTTTGTTTTGTCCAGTTCTTTAAACTCTGCTGTGGTTTTTTCATTTTAATTTTTTCCTAATTGACTTCAGCGTTTCCTTCAGTGTAGGCTCATCTTTTTCACGTGGATTATAGACACACTGATATTGCCGTGGACAAAACTCACTAATAGTTATAGTTTCGATTGTATTGTTTGCACCTTTGTATGTACAGATATATTCTGTGTACGGGTTTTCTTTTACTTTAGTTATTTCGTAGTCAACAAGTCTACATGTAGTCCACTTTACTTCATCAGCTTTAACTTGTTTCGACATAAGAAAAACTACAAGCCCATAAAGAACACTAGCACCAATACAAACCATTACAATCCATGCGATAATCTCTACAAACTTTTGTCTTCGTTCACGCTGTCTGTATAGCGTCTGCTGTCTTTGCTTTCGTATTTGACCTTCCATACGAACTAGGTCATCCCACTTGGACCTACCCATAGTCAAGCTAATCCACTGTTGCAGTTCATAACGCTGCGCTGCTGCCTTTTCTTTGTTGGCAAAAGCAGTAATGGCTTCTTCTTCAATACTTGCGCCACTAAATAGTTTCTTAAATATAGGCGGGTTCTTGGCTTCCTTCTGCGCTTGGTCAATATCACTTAGCGCACCCATCCAACGAGACAAGTCACCAGCCATAGACTCAATGTCACGACCTACTTGCATCCCCTTCTTAATAGCACCGAAAGCAGCCGATGCGGTAGCCATTGCGCTAATAGGGTCCATTTATGCAGCTTTCTGTTTAGGGTCTTGTGCCGACACTCCCATCCACTTAGACCACTCAGCGTAGTAGTGACGCATACCCACTTCATCGTGGATTGTGCCGCCTTCGTGTCGTCCGTGTAGAATGTTACGTGGTTCAGTATTAGGACGCATTGTAGTTCCTTGACCAGCTACGCCAATCAAGTCTTCATGTAGGTTACGTCCAAATGGTCCCCATATAGAGTTATGATGTTCAATACGAGTGGCACGGTCTTCTGGGCTGTCGCTTTTAAGTCCGTATCCACGAAACTCAATTAGTACTTTGTTTGGTCCTAGTGGTGTAATACTGTCGCTACGATATGCGCTACCACGTAAATTAAAGTTATAGCCGGGGAACAGGTCAACCATGTACCACTGGTTCGGTGGCAGATTAGGGAATGACAACTCACCTCTATCTTCAAAGCCTTCATACTCTTCGTACTGCACTGTGAAGCTAGATACGTTTACGTGTCCGTTATTAAAAGGTATGTTCTTACGCGCAAAGTAAGCATCATTAAATCCAGTCACACGATTGTGATAATGCATGAAATCGTGATAAAACTCACTGTTAGTATCGTGCCACAGTTTATAGTTCGTATCAATAACTGCCTTGTGGTAGTGAAACACTTCTAGTGGCTCTGTATTAATGGCATCGTCTATACAATCGAATGCACCATCAAGCCATTGCTTAAGTCCCTGTGTAGGATTACGGTCTAGTGTAGTCCACACCATACCGCCGTAGTTTACTTCTGTGTGTAGTTTATCCCAGCCTTTATAGTCTAGGTCATTAGTATTTCCAGCTACACGTATGATGCCGGGATTATGATATAAGTATGCCTGAATGCCATCAGGCTCGTGTGCAATCAGTACATTCTTATGTGCAATCTGTGATGTACGATAACGGCCTACTTCTGGTAACTCACTCTCGTGACATACAGGAACCCATACTTTAGCAAAGATATTTTCAATCTCCTGCTCGTATAAAGATTGGTCTGAATAAATAAGTGAATTGATGTGTTCTACGTTTGGAGTTTTAGTCCATTGTTTATGATTACGTGGTGGCATTAATAAAGTTTTACATCCTCTGGGTTTACATATCTGGGTACACAGTACGCAGTTACTCTGTCTTTGGGGTCTATGTATTGTAGGTATTCATAATTTCCATATCTCTTAGTGATGCGGGAAGCAAAGTAATTACATTCGTTTATATCTCTGAAGTACATATCGCCGCTTTCTAGTCTACGTGCATCCCCGGTCCCCAAGTAAACAAGAAGCAGGAATACGTGTGCGGTCACTTGTAGCCTCCACCAGCAGCTTTGTATTCACGTGCCAACATCTGTGCCTTACGTGCAGACCACTGACCGGGCTTACCACCCTTACTGCCAGCCTTAATCTTCTCGAACAAACGCTTTCTTAGTGTTGGCTTAGTGTAGTTGCCAGCCTCATTAACTCTACTTTTGCTCTTCGCTTTAGACTTCGCCGGTTTGCTAGTTTTTCTAACTGACCCACCTTTCTTAAACTCTTGCTTTTTCTCCACGTCTTTAACTGTTCCTTTGTTGGCTGCTGCATAGAAGACTTTTTCACCCTTCTTCTCCCCATACTTTTTTGTCATAGCAGATTTAATCTTTTTACCTTTAGTTGTTAAGGGCATCTCCTCTATCCTCTCTGGGGTATATATGTTTCTTCTACGTTAAAGACTACGGTAATAGAGTCTGTAGCACTGGCTAGTCCACGGAACTTATCACCCTTATAGAACCACAGACTTTCAGTAATCTGTAGCAGTGAATTAGGGGGCATACTAACTGTTTCTGCTAGTGTGTGATATGTAGTGTTCTGTACATCGTAATAGTCTAAGCTAAATGTTTGTGTACTAGCTGACGCATTATTTACGTAAATACTTTTAATATTAGCTTCATAATTAGCAGGGACTGTATACAAGTCTACATTACTTGCAGTAAGAAGTTTAGCTATCGTACGATTTTTAGTTGTCATGGTGCTGTGTTTTCTATATATATAATATCAAATACTGCAGATACACTTAGGTCAGCATTAAGACTGGAAGCTACTGCACGAAACTCAACATCTGTCTTTTCAGGAATAGGCTGTGGTGATTGTATAGTTTGCGAATACACACCAGCAGATATATCAAATTTATTTTGAGTACGAAACACGCCATTATATTCTCGTGTTATCAGACGAATGGTACCGAATTTATTATTCTGTTCTGTGTAGGCAGTAACATCAAGCTGAAAAAGATAAGCTGTGTAACCAGCAGGTACAGTCCACAAAGACATTAGGCTTTGTTGTTCTGCAGCGGCAATTAATGCATATGTAGTGCCGCCATTAGAAATGTCAACATTGCCTACTGCGGCTGTACTACCAGAAATAAAGGCGCGGTAAACACGCAGGTAAGTCTGTGTAGTCGTAGCTGTTCCAGAACCGTTAAGTGTTACCTCTTCGGATACTTCATTATAGCTTGCATCCAAACCTTGTATAGTTATTTGCACACCGCTATCTGTAGCACCGCTTGCACTGGTAGCTGTCATTGCAAGTGCAGTAGATGGATACACATATATACCACCTGTATCCCAAATGGTCTCTTCGATGTTTTGTATTTCATTGTTGAAACCGAACTTAAATACACGTTCATGCCCATCAACTAACCCACGAGATACCTGTAGGTAGTAAGGGTAGTCACCTACCCCGCCACCAAAGGTTACTTTTTCTGGATAGCTTGTGATACTCATTACTTCTTCTTCTTAGCCATGCCACCGCGCATCATCTTTTTCTTTGATGCTGCTTTCATCATACCACCACCACGCATACGCTTTGGTGATGTCTTAGTGGCTGCACCACCCCGCATCATCTTCTTTGATGCCATTTTAGTTTTGCCCTTCATTTCTCAATCTCCGTCTGTCTATTACTAATGATTGGAATACATCTACAGGGAAGTGTAAGTAGTATCCACTTTTCTCTAAACTCAATGCTGCATCGTCCAGCACTGACAGTCTCTGCACAAATACCATGCAGTATTCTAAAGATTCATCTACGACATCATCTGCAACTAAAAAGTCCAGTCCTGCCTGTTCAGCGTTGTAGTCTGGATGGAACACCATAAGGTGCATATCCATACCTGCAATAGACATTAATTCATTTATGCCATCACAGAGACCATCT